ATAGTATTGTTTGATTTAATAAAGGTAAAGGATGCTGAACCATTAGCCACACCTGAGTCATTGAATACAACATGCGTGTTAGATCCAGATACTGGACCAGTTATACCTTGAACACCCTGTGCTCCTGTTGCACCTTGAGCACCAGTTGTACCTTGTGTTCCTTGTGCACCCGTTGCACCCTGTGCACCCGTTGTGCCTTGCGATCCCGTGGTCCCTTGTGCGCCTGTCGTACCCTGTGTACCCGTGGTTCCTGTAGTACCCTGAGCACCAGTAGCACCCTGAGATCCTGTCACACCCTGTGTGCCTGTCGCACCCTGGGCACCAGTAGTACCTTGAGCACCCGTTGCACCTTGAGCACCCGTTGCGCCTTGCGATCCTGTCGTGCCATTAGTTCCCTGTGCACCAGTAGCGCCTTGTGCTCCTGTTGTACCTTGAGATCCTAAAACACCCTGAACACCTTGAGCACCAGTAGCACCTTGCGAACCTGTATTACCAGTTGTGCCTTGTGTACCCGTGGTACCTTGCGTACCTGTTGTACCTTGAGTGCCTGTTGTACCTTGAGTGCCTGTTGTACCTTGTGTACCTGTAGCACCTTGTGTACCCGTGGTGCCCTGTGTGCCTGTAGTGCCCTGTGTACCTACAGTGCCCTGTGTTCCGTTAGTACCTTGAGTACCATTTGCACCCTGGGCACCAGTTGCGCCCTGTGATCCTGTGTCGCCCTTATCACCAGTTCTAGCAAATGTAATAAGAATGTCTTCACTATTACTGAATGTGGTCGCACTACCACTAACATATGCACTGGTTACAGTAAAGTAAGTTGTGTTATCTGTCAGTGCAGATATTGTGAATAAAGCAAAATCATTGGCATCAAATTTATTACTTACACGGAAATGTCCTTTGATTGTGCTTGTGCTATCGTCAATTGTTATTAAGAAATTTCGTATATCAGTAGCTGCATCATTTGTTGTATCGATGTACATTGCAGTACTTAATGCTACGTTAGCATTATTAAATCTTAGTTTACCAGTACCAGGATCGCCAGCGGTAGTTGTTGTATCGAAAGTGAAATCGAAGGTGGCACCACCAAAATTACCATCACGACCAGTAATACCTTGAGTACCTGTCGCACCTTGTGATCCTGTTATACCTTGAGCACCAGTAGTGCCCTGAGAACCTGTTGTACCTTGTGTACCATTTGTACCCTGAGCACCAGTTGTGCCCTGAGTGCCTGTTGTGCCCTGTGTGCCTACGGTGCCTTGTGCACCAGTAGTGCCCTGAGCACCCGTTGCACCTTGCGATCCTGTCGTACCTTGCGTACCGTTTGTACCCTGAGCGCCTGTAGCACCTTGAGATCCTGTCGCACCTTGAGCGCCAGTGGTTCCCTGTGATCCAATAACGCCTTGTACGCCTTGCGTACCAGTTGCGCCTTGTGCACCTGTTGTACCTTGTGTACCTACGGTGCCTTGTGTGCCTGTAGCACCTTGAGATCCTGTCGCACCTTGAGCGCCAGTGGTTCCCTGTACACCCGTAGCACCTTGGGAACCTGTTGTTCCCTGGGTTCCGTTAGTTCCCGATGTTCCTTGCGCACCTGTCGTGCCTTGTGTCCCATTAGTGCCTGAAGTGCCCTGTGTACCTACAGTGCCCTGTGTACCTACAGTGCCCTGTGATCCTGTAGTACCTTGTGTGCCTGTAGTACCCGTAGCACCCTGTGATCCTGTCGTGCCTTGTGTTCCATTAGTGCCTTGAGCACCAGTTGTGCCTTGAGATCCTGTGGTTCCTTGTGGTCCTTGCAATCCAGTAGGACTGCCAACCCATGTACCAGAAGAATTAATAACTTCTGAACCAGAAATACTAAGATTGGATAAATTAGCACCAACTTCAAAAAATACAGAACCGTTTGAAGTAAAAGCTTTTTTGTCTGGTAGATTTATGGCAAATTCACCAGCAGCTATGTACTGAGTGTTTGCTGGATCTGTTGTATTGGGCGTTCTTCCTGAGACCGAAGTTCTCTTCGCCTGGTATCTTGTATTTGCCATATGGCTCCAATTTACTGATATCTATCAAAAAGCCTGGTTATGTAACCATTGATAGTATTTAGCAAAAAAGAAAAGGGAACTTATGCAGTCCCCTTCTTTGTAGCCTTAGCAAGTTGTTTTTCCAACTCTTCTATTCTGGTAGAAGCCTTTAGTAGTTTACTCTCTGTCAGGTTTTTTTGGGTTTCTAAGACTAATGTCTTTGATACCAATTCCTCTACAGTCTTTCTCTGAACACTCAGAAACTCATTAACAAACTCAATATCCATAAACCAATCCTATATGAAGGAAGACATCCCAATTATACCAGGTTTTTCAGATTTGTCAAGCCTTTAGAACGTACCACCATCAAGCACACCGAATGCTGGAATGCCAGATGAATTGATCTGTAGGACATGACCCTCTGTTGAAGATGATACCGCAGCTATACTGCTTGTATTTTGACCAATCAGAACACCGTTGTTAGCCAAGAATGGTAGGGTCAAGGCTGTGTTAAAACGACCAGAACCAGCCAGGATTTCAGCTAATGTGTAGCCAGTACCACCTGTATCAACGGTTGTTGTTGGTACAACGGTTGTGTTGGCGAAGAATGTCCAGATATCGCTGTTTGAAGCGTCTCTGAACAAACCGCTGTAGCGTGTCGAACCATCGTTGTATGTGCCATACAGACCAATGTCTACGGTATCCGCAGAAGTATTCAGACGAGCCAGGGCGATCAGCGGATCTTCGACTTGTAGGGTTTCTACGTCAAGGGTGACTAGCGTACCGTTAACAACCAGGTTACCAGATGCGGTAATGTCATTAAAGGTGACGTTGGATGTGGTTGCGACAGCCTGACCGATAGCCAAGTTTCCGTTGCCGTCTAGACTTACACCAACACCAGTCTTAACATGAAGACCTGTTACGTTGGCAACTAGACCACTTGATGTGTTGGCAAAAACAGCTATGGCATCAGCCGTTACGGAGATACCGTTACCAGCAACAGCGTTAAGTGTTACAGCACCCTCAGTACCACCGCCAGTTAAACCGTCACCAGCAACTACTGAAGTGATATCAGCAGTTGTATTTGCCCAGTAAACATTACCAGAATCTCCAGAATGTAGAACTTGACCCGCTGTACCAAAACCACCGTTGGCGTAAATTTGAGTTGGGACTAAGTTAGCGACAATTACTTTGTCAATAGCACTCGTTGCGTTTGCGACCAATACCTGGTTAGCAGTCAGGACACCAGGGAATCGTCTACCACCGATAGCTATCGATAAGCCATTACCATTTGGTGAGCCTATGAAAAGAACCTCACCATTAGCGGTATAGGCTAATTCACCATTAGCCAACCCAGTAGGCGCAGCATTAGTTGTACTTCTTTTTACTTGAATTGTTGAGTTAGCCATATATTACCTTTATTATTATTAGAATGTTCCGCCATCTAAACCGCTTATGCTGTCTGATGATAGTAGCTTTATCTCATATTTATCTATTTCAGAATTATAGACCAGTGTTGCGCCATTTGTGACGTTAACTTCATCCACATCTCCAATAGACTCAATTGTGGCTACGGTTCCATCTGCAATACTGTTTTTTAGGGTAATAGGCGCATCCTGGACCAGACTGCCTGATGGGGCTGTCGATACCGTTATTATCTGGTTGCGTCTAACTATCGCTTTCATCTGGTGACTTCTGGTGTCAGGGTGACAATACCTTCCACTATTCTGGATACTATGTTAGCGGAGCTTACAACCTCTACGTCATAAACGTATCTACCAGAAGCTATTCTTGAAGTCTGATTGGCTGTTAAAGCAAGACTTACTTCACCACCAGTAGCATTTGACACGGACACATTGAACGACACCGAATTTGATGAGGTGTAGTGTTTGCGGATCTGACCGCGACCTGTATAGCCAGTCAAATCAACTGCGTCACCATCATCAGTCGTTACATTAACAACTGTTGAGTAGTCTGTTCCCTGGTCGATTACTAGATTTGCTTTGGTTGCCATTTGTTACTCATTTTGCATATGGTGGACGATTGTCTGTATCTGGTGGTAAAACTACAGATTTTGTTTTTTTCTTAGAGCCTTTTACGAAAAATAAAATTACACCGACTACTACGATAATTCCTACGATTGCGCCTACTGACATATTGTTCTCCTATTAGAAATAGCCCATGGTTACGGTCCACGTTGCGGTATCAACGATATTTGTTCCAGATGAATCTGTGGAAATATTTATGGTGTATGCTGTAGATGCTGTTCCTGGATTTCCTGTTGATGGTTTAGAAAATCCAAAAGTTCTATCAACATTCATCTGAAGCCATGTATCAAATGTACCCGTCTGTGTTATGGATGGGGTGTTATCAACCACATTGTAAGAAACTCTAACCCAATATCCACTACCAATATCGGTTGATAGCGGAGATCCCCAATCTGGTAGCGTTGGGGTTGCGGTTGCTGCTACAGCAAGAACAGTATTACCATCTGGCTTAAAAGTCCACCCTTTGATATTTTGATCAGAAGATGATGTGGATGCATATGCGTTTGCTATATCACCAATACTAACTACAAATTGTGGGGTACTCAATAGCATTTGATGTGCTGACATTAGCTTAGCCCTGCTCCGCTTATGATGCCTTCAGTGCTCGTTCTGAACCACACAGTAGCCATACCATAAGCAGCCAGGGTTCTGGTTCCAGTTGTAGTTGTTCCAGCTAGTCTTAATGTGCCAGAGGAAGATAGAGTTCCGCTGATCGTAATAGAAGATGCGCTATTGTTATAAATGCTGACAATATCACCAGCTGCAAATGTCGAGTTTGGAATAGTCACGTTAGTCGAAACAGATGTACATTTACCGACATCAGCTGTAGTTAGTGCCGTGCTAGTTGTTAATGGAACTACTGTCGGACCTTGTGTACCTGTCGTACCTTGTGCACCTGTAGCGCCTTGTGTTCCATTAGTACCATTAGTGCCAGCTGTACCTTGTGAACCAGTAGCACCCTGGCGACCTTGTACACCCTGTGATCCATTAGTACCAGCTGTGCCTTGTGCACCAGTTGTACCAGTTGTGCCTTGAGTACCTGTTGTACCTTGTGATCCATTAGAACCAGAAGTACCAGTCGTTCCTTGAGTGCCTGTAGCACCTTGCGATCCTGTTACACCGACAGTACCTTGTGCGCCTGTTGTGCCTTGTGTTCCATTAGTGCCAGCAGTACCTTGAGTACCATTAGAACCAGCAGTGCCCTGAGCACCTGTTGTACCATTAGCACCTGTTGTTCCTTGTGTGCCCTGCGATCCATTAGAACCAGCAGTACCTTGTGTGCCATTAGAACCAGCCGTGCCTTGAGTACCTGTTGTACCATTAGCACCCGTTGTACCTTGTGTACCAGTAGCACCCTGTGATCCTGTTGCGCCTTGAGCAGCTGCTGCTCCAGCAGTGCCCTGGGCACCCGTTGTTCCTGTTGAACCTGTTGTACCTATGGTTCCCTGTGTACCAGTAGCACCCTGTGACCCTGTTGCGCCTTGTGCAGCTGCTGCTCCAGCAGTACCCTGTGCACCATTAGCACCCTGTATGCCAAGTGGTCCTTGTGATCCTGTTGTTCCTTGTGTAGCAGTGCCTGTTGTCCCCTGGGTGCCTGTTGTTCCTTGTAGACCAGCTGTACTACCAACCCAAGCACCAGTAGCATCAACAATGGTTGTTCCGTTAGACTTCAGTACGCCTTGAATATTTGCGTCTTCTGTTACTACGATACCGTTTTTTACTACGAAGTCTTTATTATTTGTTGCCATAAGTCTCCCTATCCGCTAATGGCTTAGTCTACTTGAATGCGAAGTGTCGCTGTTTCAAATGTTCCTGTGGCTGCTGGCGTGAAATTGATAGCTACTGCTGTAGCATTTATTGTTGTTGTGAATGTTCCGAGTGATGTGTTAAACAACTCAGCATAACGAGTTGCATAAACATCAGTACCATCGTGCATGACCAACATCTCAATGCTGTGTCTGCCAGATGTTGATGGTTTCTTTATGTTGATCAAATACTTACAGGCGCTTGCAGCAGCCAGTGGGAAGCTATCGATTACAGAAAGAGCATTTGTCGCTGTGACGTTTGTTGTGTTTGCAATGATATCAGCAGTCTTGATCGCCAGGGTTCCATCAACATACATCTCGCCAGTGACCTGGGTATTACCAGCAACTGCCAGTGCTTTGTTGGAGACCGCAGCGGTATTAACACCAGCTCTTAGATTGGCTGTGTCCACAACAAAGGCTGTTCCATTTGCTGCAACGTTACCAGCGACAGCCAGCGTACCGTCTGTATCGATACCAGTAGAAACAATGACGGTGTTTACTGTGCTGTTACCAAGCTTAATTGCTGTGGTGTTTGCAGTGACGTTTGCGCCAACATTGATTGCGATAGATACGTTTGCAGTTCCAGTCACTGCCAGGTTAGAGCTTACACTCAGTGTGTTTGTTGATGTAAGATCACCGCCACGGATAGCACCGTTAGCCACTAGGGTAGTTACAACAAGAATACCATCAATTGTACCATTACCCGATACAGTATCACCAGCACCAGGAGCAACAGTGACTGCACCAGTTGAAGCTAAGTCAGCTAGTTCGTTAGTTTTGGTTATCCACTGCCCAAATGTGTCGGTAGCAATTGTAACGTTTGGAGTACTTCTTGCCATTATTGATCCCTATTGGCGATTAAATTTTTAATGCTTTTCAGTTCGTTCTTTATGGATTCAACATCTTTCTCAAGCTTAGCCAAACGTTTAGCTTTTTCTCGTTCTTTGAGGATAGTCATATACTCTGAATCATTTGTATTTATGATGGCAGCAGTAGATCTATCTCTAATAAAACCTTCGGCATTTGTCTTGAATGCAGCGTTCATTATGCGGAAACCCCTAGTGATCTGATATCATCAACTCTTGGAACCGCAATACCATCAGAAGACAGGAGTACAACTTTTAGCGAGTAGGAGTCGAATTTATCGTATGGAACCATTGTTGTGCTGTAGTATCTGGCAACGTTATCACCAGATGTGTTATTGAATACGGAGTATTTATGCTTGACCTTATCTACCTTCAGACCAGAAATATTGTTGACATTCAGGTTAACTAGGTTAGTTGTGATATCAAACACGGTTGTATTTGTTGTGTTTGCAACAACAGCGATCTCGTAGTTCTCTGGGAACAGCGGATCGTAGATACGAACCAAATCGTTTGCGACAAGCTCTGTGTTTGCCAAGGATCCAACACCGACAACTTGTGTATTACCTTGTGTCTGGAATGTGCCAGTCAGAACAGCATCCAATGTTGGGTATGATGTTAGACCATAGCCATACTCGCGCATATCGGTTGGAGTATTTTGGTTGCTCACTTGATCAGCACCATACTCAATTTCAAGCATTGACCAGCCCTTATCATCAAATGGTTCTGGGTCAGATGAGTTGTGTACCTTTGCATAGATCTTGATATCAGTGTTTGGTGGACGGTATGCATTGATGAAAATCTTTAGATCTTCCGCAGCTTTGCCTTCACCGAATGTGATACGCTTGGTAATATGCTTACATGCAGCATTACCATAGCGACCTTCTTCACCAGTAACATCATTGTTAATGTCGGCTCTCATTGTCAGTAGTTCAAGCTTGTTATCGAAGATAAGTGGGCTGGAAAAGCTAGACACACTGCTGTTTCCAGAATCTGCCATATCAATCTTCACGCGAATCTTACCAGAGCGTTTCTTCGAGTTGGCATCACTGAACAAGTTAGTTCCGTTTAGAACTTCATTTGATCTTGACGCAATGACAGCATCATAGTTTAGCTCTTTGATCTTATCGTTTTCGCCCTTGACTTCTCTGTTGTTGTCCAGGTTGTATGCAGTGTTCGAGAAGTTCATTGTGTAGGTAGCTTTAGCACTTGGTGGTAGGCTGATACCAACTTTCGGCTTGATGAACTTAGTTTTTCTGTTATTGACTTGCTGAAGTTTCAGTCTTGACTGTGATGATCTGCCACGGATCAAGCTACCAATGGTATAGGTGAATGTAGCAGAAGCACCACCGACTGTGGTGATTGTTGTGGTTGGAGTGCTTGTGAATCCAAGACCAACATTAGTGAAGTTCAGGCGATTAATGACACCACTTCCATCGGTTGTGATGGTAGCGTAAGCGTTAGAAGTCGAACCACCGCCAGATACTTCAAGGGTATCACCGTTGGCATATCCTGTACCACCATTGGTTATGGCAGCTGTCTGGATAGAAGTGTTGGTAAAGTAGGCTGTTGCGTTTGCAGTTGAGTCTGTGAAAATAACTTCATCAGAGAGCTTATCTGTGGTGAAGTATTTGGCAACCACAGTCTTTTTGTAGTATACGCCATTGGCAGTGAACGATGGTTTAGTTGCAATGTTGATCGATGTATTGCTGATAATCTGATCGACTTGAACAACATCGGTGTTGCCAGCAGTACCGTCTGTGATAACAATAAAGTCACCAACAGCTAATCCGTTTGTGATGAAACCAACTGTTGCGGAACCAGTTACTATTGTTGAGTTTGAAGCAACATTGATTGTACCTGTCGCATAGAACGTAACGTTTGCGCCAAGAGCACCGTTGGCATGACCACCAAAGTCCTGATAGACATACTCGCCAGAAAGCATTGGTGCTGTCATGGTTGAGTATTTGACGAACTCTTGAGACTTGGGAATCAGATCGACTGTGACAGTATTGGCTGCAAACTTGGCAACAGATACCTTGTATTTCAAGTCTACATTATTCATCGCCAGCGGAGCTGAATAGTTGTTAAACTGATAGAACTTACCATCGCTAGTTCCAGAAGCACCTGGGGATGGGGTGTTGGTGTTCACCAGACGGTCACCCTGGACGTTTTGCCACAATTCGAAGTCTGGGTCTTCAAACTTGATTACGATAGCGTAGAAGCGGTCTGAGGCGACAGAAACAGGTGCGTCAAAGGTGAACACAGATGCAACAGAGGCATCTGCCAGAGCATTAACCTGATCATAAGATAAACGGACTGTTGTACCCTTGATAACACGAGCCGAGTCTGGGCTGTATGAGCTATCAGTTTCGCTTATCCCAATGACCACACCAGGATTAACAATACCTGAACGGTTATTGGTAGCCTTTGGCTTTCTCTTGAAGTAAAGCTTTACACTCGTAAGCAGAACGCTTGGGGCGCTTTTTACTGCTGCTTTATCGATGTAAAATGTCTGAGCGAATGAATACATGTATAAGTCCTAATTAGAATACTTTTCTAGATGAAACAATTGTTTCGTCTACCAAGCCAACGCCACCCTCATAGACAGGCTGGGTTGGTGTTGCTGGCGCGGTGATATCGCCTGTACCCGCACTTATTGTCACCGAGAAGTGTGCGAAAGATGACTCTGTAGTTGTGTAGCTTTCTGCTGGTTGAGCAGACGCAGTAACGATAAACAGACGAGCACCCTCAGACACAATAGCCTGGGTGATCGTTGCGTTTGCCGTGTTACCTGATGCTGGAATCAAGGTGCTGGATCCAGAGATAACAGTATCACCAGTGAAGTAATACTTGAAGCTCAGCTGACCAGAAGCGTCAGTGATAAGGCTATCACCTTTCTTCCCGCCAATTGGCTCACACAGAACACTTTTGTCGTTATTCACATTACCATCAAAGAAATAATGACGGGTTGATGGTTTAAGACCATAACAATCCACTTCAAAGGCAAAGTTTGTCACAGTTTGTGGAACTGAAATCTCTGGGCTGGTCAGCAACGCCTGTTCTTTTGTTTCAGGCGTTGTTGTGGTCCAGAAAACTCGTCCGTTTTTAATGTATGCTGTTGCCATTATCTTTCCTCACTCATGCTTTGATAGTTTGGCTTAATCGAAATAATTACTGGTGGCTCAATATTTAGCGTTGATGGAGCAACGATTGAGCTTACATCAGTGATCGATGTGTCAAAACCAGATTTCAGAACAGGTGGTGTAATAGCATTGTTCGACAGTGAAGTGTTACTTGCATTTGGATCCGAGATCGAAATAGAAGACTGCGGATTCGATGGGGCAAGAGGCAGAGCAGCACTTGTGACTGGTGTGACCAAGATAGTACCGCCAGTGTAGTTAGATGGTGAGACTTTCATCGTACCAGCATAACGTGTTGGTTGTGGCAGTGGTGTGGTGTTAGCCGAGTTATCAGCCGAGTCGTATGGGTAGCAAAGAACATATACCCACTTAGAACTAGCAGTGCTCTTCTTGGTCTTTACAGTGTAGTAAACACCATTTGCTGGATTGTGGGTAAAGCTTATTTTACCAACACCAGACGCATACACTTTAGTATCAATTGTAGCGGTAGCATAATTAGCAGCTGTTGTATTTGCAAAGTATGTTTGCTTTTCCGCTGTTGATAATACAGCTGAAGTAGCTAAAGTTGCAATAGAATTGCCTTCAATTTCTGGTGAATTTGATTGATAAACTTCAAACATATCTTTTACGCCATAGTTCAAGAAGTACAGGGTTGCTGCACCGCTATTTGCACTGAAGACATACTTGAACGATGGATCCTCAACCGATGTGCTCGACTGACGGACACAGATGGTTGACGATGTTGGTTCAACGTTTGCGGAAACCAGTGGACCATCAGTAGCACCAGTCTGACTAATCAGATCAAATTCTTCGAATGTAATGGTGCTGTTGCCAGTGTTTTCCAATGGTAGGTTCAGCTGTTCAAGCTTAGCAGTCAACACACCATCCAGGATGGTAGCATTGTATTCTGGATCCGCATAGTCAGTCAGGCTCAGCGATGTGAAGTTATCAACAAAGAAACCGAACTTGAAGCGATTGGTCAACGGATCGATAGAGCTTGGGATGTTGATGTTCTTAACGCTGTCTTCGATTGACGATAGCTGTGAGATATACTCAAGAGCTTCAATACGGCGTTCCAGCTTACCGATATCGTTCATGGTGTAGCCACGAGTCTGAACCTTGGTAGGATCAACGCTGATGGTGTATGAACCACGTCTACGACCTGTAGCCTTTTGGTTAATGACATTCGTTTCTGCGTACTGATACATTTCGGCAGAAAGGGTCAGAGGCATCGAAGGATATGGTGGGACAACCAGGGTTGCGATGGTCAAGCTGTCTTGTGGTGGTGGAGAGAACTTAGCCTGAGCCAAGCTGTCTGGAGTACCACCAATGATCTTGATATCACTGTTGCCTGTGACAACCACGCGATCCTTACGACCCAAGTAGTATTCGGCAGTGAAGAAGTTATCACTTCCTGGTACTGGGAATTTCTTGTTGTTGGCTGGATCGACAGTGTTACCGAACTTACCACCAGCAGTCTGCACAACAGGGTTGATGTTAGACGAAGCCAGAGTCGCAGTGACAACAGCAGTGTTCACAACGCGAGGACGGAAGTCGATGCAGTCACGAAGATCATAGTAGTTGTCGCGGTTACCAAACACTTCTGGGATTTCCAGGGTGTGCATGGTTGCCGAGGCGCTTGCCAGCTGTAGTGTATCATTGATTGGATATTGAGATACAGTTGCTGGACCGTCACCTGTACGGGTCAGTGCATCATAAACGACAAGCAGTGCATCACTTGTTGTCAGAGCCAGAGTAGAGGTTGGCTTCTTGTACAGATAACCAAGATCCAAGTAGTCTTCGGTGTGGTTGCTGTCGATAAAGAAGTGTGAAGTAACATCGTCCGAGTTCAGATTGACTGTTGCAACATCGGTAGATTTATAGACACCTTTCAGGCGAATAATTTCTGGAACACCAAGGCACCAAGGACCACTGTTTGATGCAGCGTTGTTTGCCAGGTTCAAACGAACTTTAGCATCACGAGTCACAACTTTCTGATCAAGCGAAGCATTAGCAACCTTGACAGTATAGCTAACTGCGACATTAACAGCAGAAGGAATTGCATTACCAAATGCAATTTTAAGCGACTGTTGGTTGACACTTACGTTACCACCACGACCCGCACGGAATAAATTCAATGGAACGTTGTGTGGGTAGAACATCTTAGCTTTGACGGCGCTGCTTGCATAGCTTGTGTTGGCTTCTGCGATCATCAAGGTGTTGTTGACAACCTTTTCAACTCTTCTGATATCAGAGTTTGTACCATCTGACAACAGAACATAATCACCTGGAACGAAGTCGGCAAGGAATGTTGTGCTTGAGCCGACAAGGTTTGGACTTGTGGTTAGGGTTGTGATTGTGCCTGTCGCATTGGTTGTGGCTTGTGTGTTAGCCAGCGGAACCACGACCAGATCTTCTTTGTCGTTTGCACTCAAGCTTCCTGTGTATGGGAATGTTTCGCTACCAGACAGAGTAAGCTCAACGATACCCTGGGTGTTTGCTTGGATGCCAGAGAACGAAATGGTTCTGTATTCGTAGGTGAAGTTGTTTACCGCTTTGGTAGCAACCAGACCAGATGGGAGAATCAAGGTACTGTAGCCTTGCTGTTGAATCTGAGCAACGTTGGCTTGCAGGGTTGAGTCATAGGTCAGATAGATATCTGCGATACCGTCAATGTCTGTTGTGTTCAGGTATACGGACTTAGCATCCTTGAATGATTTGCCAGCATTCATCTCAACATCGAATAGGTACATGCGGTAGACAGCATCAGGTGTACCTGGTGTGCCAGCTTCATAGACCAGGGAACGAATACGAGCCTTACCGATCTCAGTACCAGACACTGCAATTGCTGCTGCTGTATTGCTGGTAACACGGGTACGGTTGTTTGTCAAGTACAGACCAGCAGTATCTCTCAGCGAGATCTGTGTACCAGCTGGGAAGAAGAAGTTACCAGCAAGCTCATTGACCAGGATGTAATTACCATAGCTGACATTGATGTAGGTGTTGCTCACAACCTGAGATGTGGTGCTCTTTGGAATGGTGTCTTCGAATGTTGTCTGGGTGATAACACGCTTACCATTGATGTAACCGTGACCACGATCTACAGCAAGATTGAAGTTGTTGGCTTCACTGCTGATTGTCGATGGTGACTTGGTGGTTACGTTGAACTTGTCAATGATGAAGTTACCACTTTGTTCATATGAACGCAGTGCAATTTCATCACCAATAGCATTGTACTGGGTTTTGCGGTTCTGCTTGAATGGGCGACCTTCGGCAAATTCAATAATCGTGAAGAAGTCTGAGTTAGCTTCGGCGTTTGCGGAAGACATAACAGTCAGAGTTGGAGTAAGCTTCAGTCGGTTTGCACCTGGAGCCTGAGTATTCAGAGTTCCTGTGCTATTGTCGAGCAGCGAAGTGTCGATATTACTGTTGATGATGGTTTCGATTGTGTCAAAGCCGACAGCCTTACTGTCTGGAGATTGATTGTATTTTTCAACAACAACCACTTGTGGATCGACACGAAGGAAGTGTCCTTTCTGGTAGATGATACCATCAGAGATACCGAAAGCGTAGCCGTTGCCGACAGCGTTTGCAGTCGAGGCAACAGTGACTTGTGCGATATAGTTCTGGGCGGTAAGGTTCAGAGAACCAATGATACCCGTTGCAGACTGAACCGCAACATAAGGAGCCACATAGTATCCTGAACCTCTGTTTGTTACGGCAACAGAAGAGATAACACCGCTACCATCGGTAACTAATGTTGCAGTTGAGCTTGAGCCAATGATCGATATTACATTAGCTGTAGAGCTTGTTGTGTTTGCAGTGATTGTCAGACCTTCGCTGAAAGACCATTCGCTTGACGATGCAGCAGCATTAATTAAGTCGGTTGATTCTGGTTTTACTTTCAGGATTGTAATTTCGGTGTTTGTTGTGGTGTCAACATCGACAATGACAGCTGTGGATCCAGTTGTTGCCTGGGTGATCTTCTGACCGACAGTGAATCCACCATTGGCAAAGGTTAGACCACCAACAGAGTTTTGAATACCGATAGCTGAAACGATATGAACAACATCAGAGTTGGTGAAGGCAGATGAACCAGCTACGATATTAACTTTGTATATGATGTTATTTGAATCGTAAACTGTAAGAGTTTGATCAGCAGCATATGCGGTATCAGTTTTGCTTGCACCACTGTTGATGTAATTGAAGTAGAGTGTGTTAAGATCTGGGTCACGGGACTCGAATCCAGTCTGGTAATTGACGATTGTCGATACTAGATTAGATGAGTTCTTCGCATACAAGCCTTCATAGAGTGCTGGGGTTACAGGCTGACCATCTATCTGAAGATCCAGGATCTTGGCATATGGGTAGTACGGGATGATGTTGAAGTTACAACCATCGATGATCGTACCACGCTTGAAAACGTTATCACCAAACTTCTCGATTTGGTTCTGAAGAATGGCTTGGAGCTGGTTAAGCTCACGGACCTGGACGGCTACACCTGGTCTGAACAGGATACGGTAGTAGTCGCTGTTCGCTGTGTAGTCATCGAAATATGGAGACACGTTTAAATCGGTCTGAATAGTCATTGTTGCTTAAAACTCCACGATTACTTTGATTGTTTCGGAACGATCCGATGCTCTTTCAATTGCTGGGAAATTCTCTACGTAGATAACGTCACCGCTATCAACTACGATATCACCTGGGTATTTAGATGATATGGTAAAGGTTGCTCCAGAAGTCTGTCCAACAACGGTATCGCTAGTATTAATAATACCAAGTTGATTTGTCACAAACATCTTACCACTATTTATAGAGTGAAACTTAGCGTTTCCACCAAATGCTTGGCTAACTGTTTCGTCATTAGCAAACGGCTGAGTGTTCGCTCCGACAAAGACTTTCATTTGGTTGAAGGTGTTGAATCCTTTCGTGACACCGTTGATATCAATAGTGTCTATTGTTGCTGTGGCAGATGATGTTCTGCCGATAATAATACTGCTGTCAGAGAACACACCAGCAACGTTTGTCAGCTGAACCAATCCAGTAGAAACATCACTTGCGGTTCCTTGGGCTGACGTTTCAATCAGAGCAAAGTCGGATGCGCTATTTGTAAAGCTTCCGTTGCTTGTCAGGTAAAGAGATGTGTTGCTGACAACGTTATTAACAACACCAAAATGCTTGCTCGTACCAGCAGAGATCAATACAAAATCACCAGCTTGGACTTGAGTACCAAAGGTTGTGCCAGTACCAGTAATAGACGATGCTGTATCAGAAATGGACACTGTTCCATCAAGCGCCACTGGATTGTATTGATAAACTGTTTCACCTTCGGAAAATGTTCCAACTGTTCCCGATGTATTCAAATCAACGCCAGTAAATAGCGGATCTTTAAGAATACCAGCAGTTCTAAAATCGTTTGATGCCTGAATTGTACTTGATTCTGTGTTAGAGAATTTGACAGAAAACCCGACACGAGTGCCACCAAGTTCATCAATTGGATTGCTACCATGACCACCTTTTGGTCCAATGATAACTTTTAAACCAGCAGTATTTGACACAGGAACAACATTAGAATATAGGACAGATGCAGAAGCTATTCTGTAATCAGCTCCACGATCAATAATTTCTATTTTATAGATTGAGTTCGAGCTTGATGAGTTGATCAACGCACGAGCGACACAGTTAACTGTTTGATTACCATCACTGGTTATTTCAACAATTGGAGATATTGAGTAAATTGATGTACTATCAACATTTGAAGAAAATGGTGATTCCAATATAATTTTTTTATCGGTCCCATCATTTATGTAATTTGTAATTCTTTTGTATTGTCCGTTACCAGTTCCAGAGGTAATATAAATGTAACAGTCTGTGTAAAAACCATTGGTCGATGAAGCTGTATTGGAAATACCATAGGCAATATTGTTTCCTGATATTCTTATGCCACCAGAATTAAACTGTCCAGAAATATAGTTGTTATATCCAGCTCCACCAGTGGTTACTGTGATAACATCAATAGCACCACTAACTGCATTCCCAGAGACGTTTGCGTTTTCAACAACAGGCATGAAGTCCAGGGTGGAGAACTTGTTAAACGTGGTGCTGTCAACAGTATACATGTATTTCCACTGATAACCATCAGCGGTGGTTTCGTAGAAAGTATCATCAGCAGAAGTATCGCTGAAACTTGGCTGTACGGTTGATTCTGCACCATTGTTGTTGTAAAGGCATTTGAACACATGATAAAGACTTGATTCATTGACAACAACAAAGAAATCTTCAGATAAAAGATCAGCGTTGTCGTGCTCGTACATAGAGTAAACCGTACCACTTGTCCAGGTGTTTTTTGGGATCATGTGCTTCACATCATTCGATGTGACTCTTTTACCAAATAGCATGTTTTCATAGCTATCGATATAAAGCGACTGTATGGTATCAACAGGCTGCGTTACAGTGGTGTCACCGTCAGGGTATTGAGTATGTTTACCCGTGAACATGTAATATGCGGTATTCGACTGCTCAGCCAATGATTCGACAAGCTGACGAGCCATATGTGTTTTAAACAATTCGGTTACTAATCTCTTATTTGCCATGATGATCCACTATTATCGATCTGTATCTATTTAGCCTACTTCGGAAACAATATTCGAAGAAGCCGTGATTGTTGCTTGATTGTTTGATGCCATTACTACCGATCCAAAAGATCTTGTCCCAGCAACATGAAGTGCCTTTCTCAGAACATCTGCGTACTTATTAAACGGTAGTCTTGATAGTATTTCGTATGAGTATTCCTGGTAGTATTCACCATCTTGAACATACTTATCAGCACTGGCAAAGCTCTTCATGGAGTTGTAATAACCCTCGCTGATACCTTGCTTACCAAGGTTAATTTTCAAGCTAACTGTTCTCAAACCGTCCTCAGAGGTGCCCGAAATTATATCATCCTGAACGTAGCCGAAACCAGAATCTACTACTTCAAGTTCAGTAATAGCACCAGCACCAGCTTGTACATTTGCTGAAACTACGGCATTTATACCAATAGGAAGAGCGTTTGTTTGTGGGGTGGCTAATACAATATTTGCGCTTGCAGCTGTAGCAGCACCAATAATAGCACCGCCAGTATTAGAGAAAGAATTAGCAAAAGATATTCTTTTTACTGTCATTGCGTTTGCATTTATTATGCTTTTAATTACTCCAGATGCTGTTGTACTTACAGCAGTTGCATTAACGCTAGACACGTTTGCAGTATTTGACGTTGACAAGAAGGTGATATCATATGCTGGATCAAAAGTTCCACTTACGCTATTGACAACTATAGTACCAGTATTTGATACAATAGAATAGCTTTGGACGATACCTGTAGCCACGTTTGACACACCATCTGACTGGAAAATATAATCACCAAAATTAATACCAGCGCCAGCTTGCGTTACTGTTAATGTAACGCTATTTGGAATAGTCAGTACCTGAGAAATCTTTTCACCAACAATAAACTCGACAGAGCCAGTGTTGTATGTAAAATCAATTACATAATCTCGTTTATCAAATCCATAGATATCATCCTCAAGGATAAGAACAAAAGGATCAACATTATAATCTGTTCCTGGGTTTTCTGCTTTAATAGAAGATACACCACCAATATTTCCAGATGCAATATTCAAAGCAGTATAAAGAACAGTTGATGTATTTGCATCTAAAAACTTTGGAAACCCGTATGTACTTCCAGCATTGTTTGCGTTTGATCCATCAAGACGAAGGTCATAGAAATATACGTTTCCGTTATTTTTACTTGAAATTCTATCAGTCCAGAACCAAATAGATTCCTGATTGTTTAAGTTTGCGATCTGGAACGTAGCACCAGTACCAGTGCTGACTGACGTGACGTTTGCTGTTATTCCGCTATTTGAAAGCTCAATATAATTACCTGGGAGAGAAACAAAAGTCCCAAAAATAGTAGTCAATCCAATAACACCGTTGTTTGTGGCAACACCCATCAAGTTAGCAGTTGAGGTTTTATTGATGAACGCTGTAACATTTGCAGTCACGGCGTTTGATTGTGCTTTTACTGTTATGGTATTTGTCGATATTGCTGCATTAACAGTCGATAGCGAAGTCTTTATACCGCCAGAGATCAAGCTAATATAAAGCTCAGTGTTAGACTGCTCAAGAACTTTACCAACACCAGCCGAGCTATCGTCAGAGTAATAAAAGTACACATCATCATTTGCAACAAACGATCCAATAAGGGTGTCAAACTGAACGTTTGCTTTTGGTTGAGTTACGGTTTCAAAGAGAACGAAGTTTGTGTTTGATGTGTTGGTCAGGTTCAGAGATTTTGTTGAGACCACAACAGGGGAGTTTGCAAAATAACCAAACCCACTTTCCACCAAATTGAAATCAACAACACCAGTAACATCAGAGATTTCTGCTACACGAGCTTTACCCTGGAGTCCTGTTTCTGATTCGAATGATACAATATCACCAACAGCAAACCCCAAGCTACCACCAACCACATCAAGAGTTGTTGTCGATCCAACAACGACTGGTAGATTTTCTACAACAGAACCGTCAGATAAACGCAGAATCTCGCCAGTTTCAAAGTCGCCAGTTGGGACTGAGATGTAAAGCACTTCAACGTATTTTGTACCAACACGTTTTCTCACATAACGCTCGACAAAAGCAGTTGCCCCAGATGTTACACCAACAATTTGTTCATTGATAAACAGTGCATTGTATGGTGATGGTGTAACTTCCAAATATGTTGGTTTGACCCACTCATTATCAGACAGTCTAAAAATATCTTCTGATGGGAAATATACTTCTGGATCCTCGCCATAAACAAGCTTGAACAGCAGCTCAACCGATCTTTCTGTACCTTTCGAGCGATAAAAATCAAGAGCATTTTTGATGAATAAACGTTTGTTTGTTGTAGTTTCAAACTGAATATCAGCCAGAAACTTCTTCTTAAAGTGAATCAAGAACTCGTCTACTGTTTCGTCTACATCCCTGTAGTTCAACAGAGTTCTTGATTCATAAACTGGTTTACCGACAAGCTCCATCCACTCGTAGTAAGCTTTCAGAAATTCAATGAGAAACGGACCCTCTTCCGCATACAAGGATGGGAACTGATTTGCAATCAGCGATGAAATCTGTTTCTCAAAGTCTTTCATTTTATTCTCTTACTTGGTTAACGTCAATATTTATGTCTTCTCTTAGAATTGTCAGAATAACATTACGTTTGGATGCAACATCCTTGGATTTTGTTTTTGCATATACTTTGATTCTATTATTGTCAGCAGCTATGTTGCCAAAGTTAATCAGCTCAATCTTTCCTGTTGCATAATCAACTGTTCCTACATTGATAATGGTCGAGTGTACTTGATTCTCATCAGCAACGATTCTCATGATACCATCACCATTGTCTTCCAGCTGGCAAACACGACCCTTGTAGAAGAAATAGGACGATGAAATAGCATGAATTTCTTGAGCTGGGTGACTTGCTTCCAGGGCTGGAAGATTATCGATCAGAGGCAGATCGTAGGAAATTGTGTAATTCTTTGTTGTGTTTGGTGTAAACTGGAGAACTTTGTAGACACTAAGATCAGTATCATTACTAATGATAGATTCGTCAGCATCATCCATAGCCTCAACCAATTTACTGTAACGAAGAGTTGATTTGAAGTCACTAATATTATTTATGTTGAATGTGATGATAGCATCAGACACCAGAGCAGCGATGAATTCTGGATCAACTGAAGTCAGATTCAAGTTATAATTAACAACAGAGTCAACAGCAATGAACAGGTATTCAGGCTCAGTAAATACAGGCTCGATAGTAAGCGGTGAGCGAGTCTTGATGAAATTCATATACTGAGTTTTCTTGCTGGCTGGTAAACCAGTGATACCAGTGATGTTTGGTGTGATGAACACTTTACCATATTGTGGTGGTTCGATTTCTTCACCACCGTAAACCGATACAGAAGTAAGCTCTGGAAAGTTTAGTTTCAACAGAGTTTCGTAGTCGCTTGCAGTGACAGCACGTTCCTGGGTGGCAAAGTGACGTGGGGCATTAAATCGAATAGACTCAACACCCTCTGTGTATTGCCCACCAAGAGCAGCAGTTGTTGTGATAACATTGACATTAGAGAAACCACCAATAGTACCCGCTGGGGAAAACACTGAAATTAAGTTTGGAAGATCTCCATTACAGCGTCTGTATTGAGCCGAAAGAGTCGATCCGTTCTTTGGAACACGACCAATAGTGCCGTCTCCGAATTTAATTTCATACTTACCATCTTCGGCAGCAGCCAGGAAATATACTTGAGACAGTGCATCGAGATCAAACAATGATGTTGCAAGACGATATGTGTATACGTTAGCACCACTGTTTTCAAGAACTGTAACATAAAGACTGCTAGTGTCTATATTTGGGTCAGACAATAAGAAACGTTGAAAAGTGTTTCCACTATCGTAGACAAACACATCGTTTCCGATTGTTCCTTCATAAAGAGATACGTTTTCAATCACCACAGTATTAGTTGTGCTAGACGAAATTATAGCAGTGTTTGTGGTGAATGTATAGGTGTTACTACCAATACGACCAATGAATGGGGTATTTTTTGGAATAGTAACGCTGCTTGGTGTGCCAGTGTTAATTTGAAGAGTGACAACAGCGGAAGCAGATTTATTCGATCTTGGAGTATATCCAAGTTCTTTGGCATGAGATATGACAGATTCTCGCATCTGAGCAGAGTCAAGGAACATCTCGTTTCCTATCATGTTCAGATAAAATGCGTTATGGAACGTATTGTATGCCAGTAGGTCAATCAAAACAGAAAGGTTAGAAGCATCAAAATCGTAGTCGGTGAACTGCGACTGTGCTGATAGATATGTCTTGAACTGATTTCTAAGGGTGATGAAATCTAGTGGTACAAGGTTAATTGAATTATTTGCCATTATCTTACTCTTTCCAGGTAGAAGCTGAATGATTGATCGCCTTCAATATTTAGTGCTACAAAAACAATCTCAATAACAACACCATTTTCCATACTGTTCACTTTAACTGCCAACACTCGAACATGTGGCATGTGATTTTTCACTGCTTCTGTGATTAAATCTTTAACAACCAAAGCAGTTTGATCATCTAAATTTTCAAATAAAATACTTCTGATAGAACAACCATAAGATGGTAAAAACACACGCTCATATTTGTCGGTCAACAACAGATTTCTCATCTGTTTTTTGATTGAGTTTTCGTTAGTAATTCTAATCAAATCGCTAGTGTTCGGATGAACATCTAGATTTGTTGGTATATCAGAAAACTTCACGGGTCTATTGATAAGCTCAGTGAACTTATCAGATCTTGTGAATGGCGCTGTTTTATATCCTACGGACATTTTTGAATCCTTTTATACAGTATTTATTACTCTGGCTTAGAGGTTTTTCCTGGACCAGTATCAACACCACCATGTATATGCTTGGTTAAACTGATACCAGAAGCGACAACATCACCGTCTACAATAACATCGCAGCCAATATTGACTTTTGATGCTTGTATATTAACCTGACCGCCAACCGTGGCATCGACAGTTCCACCAACATCTATCTTTGCATTACCACTGATTTCTATATTGGCGTTGCCACCAACATAAATTGTCTTATCTTTTGCAACAATATCAAAATCAGATCCAGCAGCTTTACTGACAACCGATCCATCCTGGTTCATCTCCACATAACTTCCAGACTTGTGGAATATATGGATTCGCTCAGCGTTTGGCGTGTCATCTATCTCGATGACATGACCAGAAGTAGTGGTCATTGTTTTATTGTGTGGATATTTAGAATCGTATGTTTGATCTGGTTCTGGTCCAACTTTCTCTTTTGATACGCTGTTCTTCCCTCTTGCTACCTGGGCAACATCATTATCTTTTGGAATACCAGCATATGTCCCAAGAACAAACGGAATTTGTTTTTCCATACCATCAACAAAGAAACCAATAACTGTAGATCCTATCGCTATACCAGTTGGTGATATACCGATACCATCAGACGCTGCACTGACAGAGGACTGTAGAACCATCGCCCAGGGCAATGCCTCTTTTGGCATTTGATTCTTGTCTTCGTTATGTTGATTGTAAATTCTAACGCGAACACGACCAACTTGTAAAGGATCTTCGATATCCTCTACAACACCGAAGAACCAAAAGAACCCTTCTTCGCCAACACTTAATGTAGTCATGGTTCACCACCAAAAAAGCTAATAGTTTCCATAGCAGTCACAAATTTAGGACCAGAACCAGTTTTGCGAACCATATGTCGTAAGCGAATAACCATTTGATTGCCTGATGTATAACGTTCTTCCTTTTTACTATCACCATCAACAGCACTGGATTTTGCATATTTTACAGTTATTAAATCACCAACACCAAGAGTAGAATCACCGTGAGCATTTATCAGATTTGGCGATTTTAAAGCAAGCATTGTATAGGCTAGTTTACCCGCTAACATATCGTCAATATAATTTTCTTTAGAGCTGCCATCGTTAACACGAAAATAAACTTTACTTGACTCGGCTCCATATTTTTTTACAATTTTGTCTGGCAGTCTTATGGATTCATTTTTTTTTGATGAAAAACATTTATAATCTTTTACTTTCTCTGCAATATTAAATTTAGTAGTTTTTAGTGTTTTTGTTAGCATGTCAAACGTTTTTGTTTGACTATTCATAACGCCAGACTCGATATCATCTGATAAGCTTGGTGTATCTCCAACAACCATACCAATCAAGCTGCGAAATTCTTCTGGGTTATTTGATTCTTTAGATCCTGACATTGGAACATTCAAAAACGTTTTATCGCCAATATTATCTTTTTTAAGATCAGCCAGAGATTCCAGGGTCATGTAGTAAAACCCGTCTCTTCCTTCAAAGAACATAAAAGATGAAGATCTTTCTTGCAAAGAAACACCACGTTTAGATAATCTTCTTATTGCAGTAAAGGGTTTTTCGTAATTAATAACAAAGTCCTGAACACCTCTTGTAGTATCGTAGTAAAAATTCTTCTTTGATCCAAGATCTTTTTTTAAAACATTAGCTATTATATCGTTTACAGTTCCAGTATATGTTTTTGCTATTATTTTTGTGTTGTCTATAAAAGCTTCTTCTGAGACACAGTTTAGTGTATAGCTATAGCTGACGTTCATCGGTGCCACAACATCAACGTTGTCAATAGACTTAACATAGAATGTATACTTTGCTGATTTTCTTGTTGGTGTGGCGAATTCAACAATAACAAGTTCACCACCTAAAAGTGGAGCATTTTTTAATATACCAACGCTGTCAACAACCTGTATGGTGGCTGTTAAAAATGGACTCAACATATCTTCGAATACTGAAAATTCAATATACATATCAGTCAAAGAAATGCTGACCCCAGTATGTGTAGATATAACTAAATTTTTAATATCCACATCACCTGGTTTAAACTTATCTGTTGCCATTAAGCAAATAATCCTATAAGTTGAGATTCAATACTATCAATATATTCTGGGCGAATCAATTTAATAATTTTACGACTTTCATTTAATTCTGTTTCATAATCCAGGGCAGTAACATCAGTGAAGAAGGCGAGTTCTTCATCAGGTATGACTTTAGTGATTAAAGTCACTACAGATGGTGTTTCTGATGCTGCGGAATCTTCTCCAACAACTGCCGATGCTGTTCCAAAAGTTCCAGTTACATGTTGAACAACCAATTTGTTAAGATCTTTGGCAGACACAAAAGCAGATGCAGTAACAACACCAGCAGTTTTTTGAGTTATTCTTTCACCAATATTATAATCAGTAGAATCTAATGTTAGTTCTATAATTTTATTGGTTGATCGAACTTCATCAAGACTTGTTCTTTTGTAGCTAACAACGTTGTTATATTCATTCACGATTGGAGAATAAAAGCGTTTTAGATTGTATGGATATTCAGCAGACGGGTTTACTGGTAGGGTTTCATACCCAGCCAAAGACACTTCAGTATCATCGGTATCGTAATTATTTCGATAAAACACAATTTTATTAGCAGCTTTTGAATAAGTTCCATATTTTTTTATGATGAACTCATACAAATCTTCTTCGGTCTTAAACCACTCATGCGCTGGATCAAGTATGTTGTTTACCAGGTAGATAGACCAAACATAATTTGGATTACCATAAAAGTCACTGGCTACGGAATCAGCACGTTCACCGTCTTTGACCACATAGTTAAAGTAGAAAGACTCTGTAACAGGTGCTACTGTTCTAGCAACGACACGAGAAAGAAGGTCTATGCTAACATAGCCGTCATAATTCATTATTGGTAAATTTGAAAAATATGGTCTAGCCATTATCCGCCCCCTGGCGTTCCACCAGCTGGTGGAGTTGGTGGATTAAGTCTTATCGCTGCATTATCAGTAATCTTTCCTATTCTACTTCCGACTGATTTTGCTGCATCAAAAGTAAGATCAACAGCAGAGTTTATACCAGTGTCAAGACCAAAATCAGCAATTTTAATAATAGATTCTGGGAACGAATCAAACACGCCAACAGTAGAACCTTCCGTTTTAGCATTACTCAAGAACTCGTCACCGCTTTCAATATTTTCTCTGATGATTGTTTCGACTTCTTGGAAAATAATAGATAACTCAACAAAAGTTGGTGGGTGGTTACCAGTTTCTTGACCTGGCATAAAAGATGGGTAGCCAGCACCAGCATAATTAACAGTAAGTCCAGCGATAACGCATGGTTTGAATTTATACAAGAAATCATTTTTTGGATGAATTCTTATCAAAGCGTAATTTGGATATTTGTACATAAATCCGTCAACAGACGATGGAAGCATGGCTTTTCTAAGCTCGTTTACAATATCTTTTATCACTTTGCTTTCCGCATAGTTTTTTGCTGATAAGAGCCAGGTAAAGTTATGTTGTCGTAAAGTCGGACCACCAAGAACTAATGTTAAATTCGGATTATATGCCAATCCTAAAGCTTGTTCTGTTGCATTATCCAAAGCGTTTTTTATTTCAGTGGCGATATTTGCAGTAGTTGTCGCAATAGAAGCAAGGGCATCACCACCAATTGGCATACCTCCAGCTGCTTTTGTTGCTGCCCCTTCTGCCTCACGAATAGCAGCTTCTGTTAGAGCAGATCCAATACTAACAGTCAATCTTTTTTGATAATCATCGGTTTGACCAGTGGCTGCACCAAGAGCACCTTGTTTCATACCGCCAACAACAGATCCCAACGAAGTTTGTTTGTAACCAACATTGTGTGATTCTACCAGATTTTTGGGCAAAGGTAAAGCAATGGTAGTTTTTGTGTCCATTGTATTTTTACCAAAAGCACTCAATTTCTTCCATTCTTTCAGACTTATTTGTAAATATATGCCACCCAAATCTGATGGATATTGATACTTACCAACTTTTGTTATCTGAGAATAATTTGCTTTAGGCGAACCATCGTTTGGTATTCCTTTTAAAGCAAGTTCAAAAGACTTAACCAAACCCATAGTCTCGTTAATTGTAGACAAAGCGGAATCTATACCATACTTTTTGGCAACATCATTTTTGAACTTATTAAATTCTTCCCTGGAATTAAAGCTTCCATCAACAGCTGATACAGCAGTCCCCAGGATACCATTTAGCTCTTGAAGTCTCTCGTCAACAGACTTCACAATCGATTTGATTGGATTTTCTGGATTATCCGTGGTTAACTTTTGATCTGGTTTTGCTACTTGTAATGCCATAAATGTCTCTAAATAGGAGAGTGCTTATTATTTATAGTGGATTCAAATGGCTTATAAAGGTTACTTTCAACCCCAAAACCCTTCAAAATACGAAGGGCAACACACTAATATAATCTACCGAAGCTCCTGGGAATTGAAGTACATGATCTGGTTAGACAAGCATCCAGACGTTCTAAAATGGTCCAGTGAGGAGTTCTTCATACCCTATTTATCACCGATTGATGGGAAAGTTCATAGATATTACCCAGACTTTAAGGTCAAACGTAAAAACAAAGATGGGGTAATTGAAACTATTGTGGTCGAAGTCAAGCCAGAAAAGCAAACAAAAGAACCTGTTGTGCAGAAAAAAAAGACAAAAAGTTACTTAACCGAAGTGTACACCTGGGGCGTAAACCAGGCAAAGTGGAAGGCAGCAAAAAACTATTGCGCCGACAGGCAATGGCAATTTCTAATATTAACCGAAAAAGATCTTGGAATAATCTACAATGGCTGAAAGATTAATTGATGTATTGACTGGCGGATTAGCAGACTTAGCCAAAAAAGAACAGGCATTCACTGAAGAGCAGCGAGATATCCTGGAAGATCTTGGGTATGAACAGCGCGGTTTTTGGTATGCCAAAGATGGCAGAATGGTGTCAAAAATAGAGCTTACTGAAGCTCTTCAGGAAAATAAAAGCCAAAACCCAAGTAAAGACCAATATCCGCTTCAATTCTGGATGTTCACCTATGATGCAAAGAATAAAGCCAGACTTCCTGTATGGGACACATTTCCTGTTGTGTTTGTAACCGATTTTACTGGTGGTGGGTTTGCTGGTATTAATATTCATTATATCGATAAACAGGCTCGTAAAACACTATTACAAGAAATAATGAATATCCTAGATGATGATGGTGATCCAGGCGAGGCTATGGCATTAATATCCGAAGTTGGATCTAATTACAAAGGTTATAAAAAGTATCTAAATAGCTATGTGCGTACAGCTAAAATACAAATCCCAAGAGCAATGTGGGAAGAAGCTTTTGACTCACCAGGAAACTTCATTTACAGGTAAACAAAATGGCAACCTTCAGAATAAGCGAATTTATGTCGGAGATCAACAAGAGAGGGGTCATGAAGACCAATCTCTTCAATGTCATGATCTCTATGCCCCCGTGTATGAAAGCCAGAAGTAAGAACCCAGAAAGAACTGAAATACTGTCATTACGTTGTAGTGCTGCTTCCATTCCTGGCGTAACTCTGGTTGGCAAAGACATTCAAAAATACGGATATGGTCTCTCAGAAAGAATCATTTCAAACGCTACGTTGGGTGATATAAGTCTAGAATTCGTTTTAGATCAAAAATTCGTAGCTGATTTTTTTGAAGAGTGGACTCTTGGAATCGTAGATTATTCTAGAGTTAGATCTATGGACTATGTATCAAAAATATCTGATGGTGTCTTGGTATCAAATAGAAGACCTTATTTTGCAAATTACAAAAGCAATTATACCACAACCGTATTGATAAATGTATTTGATGAGACTGCGGAAAGAATTAAAACTGTTGAGTTAACTGAAGCTTTTCCAACAGCAATTACAGCAATCGATTTGAATTGGAATGATAGAGATAAGCTGGCAAAATTAGTTGTTCGTATGCACTATAGAGATATAGTTTATCATTACCTCGGTTCAGATAGCTTCAGAATTGAATCGAAAAGTGATCGTCTGTTTGGTAAGATCGACAGACTTGTTGGATTTACAAATGCTTTACAATCCCTGGGTTCTACCCTTTTTGGAAGATAATGAGGAAATAATATGCTGCCTAAAATTGAATACCCTACCTTTGAGGTTCAAGTACCATCAACAGGTAAGAAAATAAAACTTCGTATGATGCTGGTCAAAGAAGAAAAAATTCTTCTAATGGCTAAACAATCTGGTTTGAGCCAACAAGTATTGGCAATTAAACAAGTGGTTCAGAATTGTGTATTAGACGATACTGATGTTAGTAAACTGCCGACTTTTGATGTGGAATACATTTTCATAAAGATTCGTGCTCGTTCTATCAACAACATCGTAAATCTGCTTGTAACCGATTCTGACGATGGTAAAAAATACGAGGTAGAGTCTGACCTGGATGATGTTGAAGTCTCGTTTGAGGGCTGCGCAAGCCCAAAGATCGAGGTTAATGACACGGTTGGTCTTCTGCTGAAATATCCAAACTTTGACGATATTGATAGTATTATGAAAATGAAAGATGATGGTGACAAAGCATCTAAAATCCTGGTGAGATCTATTGATAAGATTTATTCTGGTGATAACGTCATTATCGTTGCTGATCATGATGAAAATGAAGTTTCTGATTGGTTGGATAGTCTAGATGTGCTAACCATGAAAAAGATAAGATTGTTTTTTGAAACTATGCCAAAAGTGGTGTCTTCAATCAAATATGTCAATTCTGCTGACGAAGAAAAAGAAGTAAAACTTGAGGGCTTAAAGGATTTTTTTTCGTTTGCTTGAGTCACAACACTCTGTCGAATTATTACACCGTAATATTCGCTATGGCTCAGCATCACAAGTATTCAATAACAGAGTTAGAAAATATGATACCATTTGAACGAGATCTTTATGTTGATATGTTAAAAATATATCTAGAAGAAAAACTTAAAAAACAGCAAGAATAAATGGAAATTCAACCAGCACAATCTTTTCCTGATGTTAGCAACTTCATGGTTCAGACCTATATGGATGAACAAAAGGAAGAAGTTGAACAAAATCAGCAACCCCAATCACAAAATGGGGGTGATATAGTTTCTGCTGTTCAAAATTTAGATAGCAAAATAAATGATTTTTCTTCTTCGTTTTCTGATAGATTAGCAACACTGACGAACTCAATTGAATCTGTTCTTGAAAACAGTAAGCAAACTTTAAATCAACTTTCTAGTGTCCTGGAACAACAGAAAGACGAAACTCGTAGCAGAGAAGCTATTCTAGAAGAAAAGTTTTTGCTTGCTGAAGAAGAAGAATCCGATGTTAATGTTGAAAAATCATTAGAAAAACTGTCAGAGTTCATAGATGAGCTTAGTTTAGATATAGTTAAAATACGACCAGAAGATACAGATTCTTTCCTGGATACCATAAAAGGTATGCCAAAATGGGTGATAGGAACTCTGATAGCCATAGGAGTTGTTACCGCAGCACAACTTGGATTACCAGAAGGCGATGCTGGCGGTGGCGGTGGTGGCGGTGGTGAAAATTTACCAGCTGGTACAGGTAACGGTGGAAACTTATCGATCTCAGGTGACCCAAATGCAAGCGTAATCAATAAAAATCTTGGAACCAACTACGGAGAGTACAAAAAAGTTGGTGGCACTATTTCCTGGAGAAACAATAACCCAGGAAATATTGTATTCGAAAAAGGCAAATTTGCCGAAAAAATGGGTGCTATTGGTTTCACAATTGCTGGGGATGGAAACCCAACAGCAGTATTTCCAACACTGGAAATGGGACGAAAGGCAAGACAAACTTTGTTATTTGGACCAAAAAATATGTATCTCAACAAAGATATCAGATTCTTGGCTGAAAACTATGCACCAAAATCAAAGGGTGGTAACCCAGATGCCTATGCTGCTGCTATGACTAAAGCTTTAGGTATGCCAGAAAGCACGAAATTGTCTTCACTGTCTGAAGCTCAGAGAAACACGCTTATTCAAACAATGGAAAAGCAAGAAGGGTTTCGTGAAGGTATAGTAGTTCCTCTTGAAGGTAAGATGGGAACTAAAGCTCCTGATTCAGATGCAACAAAAATTCAACCTGGTGCTGCGCAAAATTCATCCAAAAAAGAACCAGTACAAACTAATGCTTCGCTTGGTGAAAAGAAATCAGATTCTGGACAAAACTTGTTAACATCTTCACAGGATGTTAAGAGAAATAAAATGCAAAGCACGTCAAACATGGTCAGTATGATCAATGGATCTGCACCAAAACAACAAAACGCAAGCTCATCAAATAAGCCAGATTTAATTCCAGCAATAAATCTAAAAAATAGTATGGTGGCATAATGGCTAGTATGTTTGATGTAAGCACAACAATGTCACAAATTGCAGATCAACAAGCTCAACAAATGGGTGACATACAAGCTCAAGTTGATAGATTAGATGATAAAGTAAACGATTTAAAAATAGATTTTAATGATTCATTAATTTCAATAGACAATAGCATACAAAAAATTATTGATGTTACAGATAGCATGATGTCAACAACTCAAAGTGCTATAGAAGAACAACAAATTCAAATTCAAATTCTGGAATCTGAAGAAGAAGTAAAAAACTTAAAAGATAAAAAGAATAAAAATTCTAACAACGACCCATCAATGTTGATCAGATCTCTTGAAGATAAAGTTGAAATGATGAAGTTCAATGTCGAAAAGTTGTTAGATGGTATGAATTCTAATAAAACATCAGTTGCAGATATCGGTTCTTCTGCCAGGGCTGCTCTTGGAGTAGCTCTTGCTGGTATCTTTGGTGCCAGTGTTTTAACTGATTTATTTTCAGATAGTGAAAATCCAAGCAGTGCTGAAACAGCAAGTGAAGGTGGTAATCAAGAAGGCAGTGAAGAATCAAGTGAAGGCTCTGGCACATCAGAAATGAGCGATGAAAAAGAAACAGAGAATTCAAATAACGCTATTTCAGAAAAACCACCACAAGAAGCACCAGGTGAAGATGTAGAGAAAAAAGATCAACAAACAGAAGTAATGCCGTTAAATGATATGGCGGATCAAAAGATCAAAACACCAAAACAAGAGATAACAAAAGTAGAGAGTTCAATTGTTTCAAGAGAAAAAGCAATAACATCTGGTCAACTAGTAAAAACAGATGATGCGTATTATTTTCCAGATGGAAAAGTTGTTGACTTAGCAACAACTTTTGGTGGTCGGGATCCTGAACCAGGATTATCTTCAGAAGAATCACAAAAATTACATGAAGCTGGTGTTGAAATATATTTCAAAGCTTTACTGGAAGATAACGAAGAAAACAGAAAAGAATTTCCTGGTTTGTGGGGTGATACAAAAGAACAAGTAATGGCAAATACACCTTCAACTGGTAATCAATTAATAAAATCAAACGAACAAGTTGAAAAATCAGAAGATAAAGTCAGAGCCAACATAGCACAAAATATGATAACCGTTATCAATAAATCAGAATCTGGTCCTGAACCAGAACCAAAAAAGACCCCCGCTATAATCGGTACTGTTACGCCAGATCAAATATTGAAAGGATAATTTATGAAAGACGTAAACGTTGGAAATGATCTTAACAAAATGTCAATGGCTACAGAAGAAAAAGACGATGATGATATGTTTCTTGATTCATTATCTGAAGGACTAAAAATAGCAGCAGCAGCACTAATATCACCTAAAAAAAATGAAGAAAGTCGGAGCGTATTTGATTTGATTCCAGCTTCAAATAGTCCGATATCATTAACTATAGACTCGATACTCAAATGAAAAAGCCCCCTTTCGGGGGCTTAGTTTATTACTCGCCTTTCATCAGTTCTTTGAAGAAATCATCACTTGACGCATCATCGGCGCTGAAGTCAGCAGTGGGTGCTGCTTTGGCTTCTGCGGTCTTCTGAGGCTTCGGAGTAGCAAATCCGTTATCACCAAGCGGTTTATCAGCTGGTGCTTCACCGCCGATCACACGCAGAAATTTGGCTTTCAGTTCGTCATACGACTTGAACTTGCTAGGAGCGATAAACTCCTGGAGACCAAATTCCTGGTTGTAGATTGCTTCCAGTTCTGCATCATCGTCTTTGAGAGGCTTAGGCGAATCAAATTCAGATTTGGCATAGCTGCGGTATCCATCATCCTTGGTAATCTTCAACTTGAAGTTAGCACCACTCCACATGTTGAATGGATTGATCTTCGGATCATCAGGGAACTTCGGATTCATGGCATCGTTGAGTTTCTCGAAGATCTTCTTGCCATAACGGAACAGGAAGACTTTACCATTGTTCTCAGGATGTGCTGGGTCGTTTACAACATAGATGTTCGAAATGTAACGCAGATTGCGTTTCTGATTACGAGCGATCTGTTTGTTGGATTCGATACCAGTGTTCCAGAGATTGGAATTGTATTCGGAAACAGGATCTTGTTGACCAAGAGTTGTGAGAGAGTTCTCAATGTACCAAGCACCACCTGGTCCTTGGAAAGCGTGATCATAATAACGAACAAACGGAACATCTTCACCATCAGGGGCTGGAAGGAAACGGATTACAGCATAACCGTTACCAGCCTTATCGACTTCAGGCTTCCAGAATCGCTCGTCAAAGCTACCCTGTTCAGCAGAAGACATTTTTTGCAGTTGGCTATTAAGTTTTTCGAAATCGTCTGAGGATTGTTTAAGTTTATTAAAAGACATAGTTGTGTTTTCCTTTGTAGTAGTTGAACGCTGATTTAAGGCACAGCACAGCCTATTTCTCATCCGATGAATTGGAATGAGAGAATCTTTCTAAGAGTATTGAACGAAATTTATTACGATCAAACTCAACGAATGGGGTGTACTTCTCGTACTTCTTTCGAATGTCACCCCACACATATTGGTCAAGGTTATTTGCAGACCAGTAACCAAAAAATGGACTCAAAGTATTTAGCACGATAACAGTTTCAGGTGAGATCTTGTTTCGTAGAATTAACTTATAGAGTTTAGGCATACCACCATCTTTAGGGATGGTAATGTTGCTGTTGTAATCATCATCAAGCTGCTCTATCTCTGTCTGAAACAGATAGGTGAGCGATTGCTTACGCTTTAGCCATTCAGCATAGTAGTGATGATCTTCTTCATCATGAATCATATCACGAATCCACTTCTTGTGTGGATTACCGACAAGCATATGAGAAATTAAAAATCCATCAACATCTTTATGTTTGGACAGCTTATGAAAAAAGAACTTATCTTTTCGTGTTTCAAACGAATTGGTTGTTGCGTTGACCTTTCCGTTGTATTTCAAAATATCATACGAGTCCTGGGTGAAGTGACTGCGATATGCAAGATACTTTGTGTAGGCTTCAAACGGGGTCACGAAAGACATTGCTCCAAAATTCATATGGGTAGTATAGCAGACTTCTCAATTAAATTCAAGCCTTCGGCTTCATGTTGAAGCTTGGCACGTAGGATGCTTCCTTGCTTCATGAGAGAAACAACGGACTCAATTTCAAGTCCGTTGTCCTCACAATATGAAACGATTGCTTCAAGGTACTCCATTCCTTTGGATACCCTTTCTTCTATTTCACGATGGAACTGCTCAGGATCTTTGACCGATTTGATTAACATAATTATCTATAAAAAATGTGATTGCCGATTTTCGTTACTCGTTTCTTTTTGTACGACCAGGATGGTCGCACATAATCAGCATGGAAGAAAAGAACGCTCGTGTTGAGCAGCCCCTTTTCATACATTTCCACTGCCTTGTGAACAACGTCCTTTGTCTTGGGTGTTATCTTATTTGGATTCACCTTTGTTACATTGGTGAACTGAGCCTTTTGATAAACCACCGCACAGACATTCTTTGGAAATAAAGGACTATGTTTGCGATTGAGGATCGTTGCTACGACCATCGATGCACCTTGGCTTTCATTTCCACCTGTCTCATTATACACCGCTTTGTATAAGCAGTCAAGATCCGTCTGAGTATATTTTGATTCTTGAACTACGGGCTGCTCAATATCGTATGCAAACGTACAGCTGTTGTCAGCACATTGAGCGAGTGTTTTACTACTAACCAGCATTGCTGCCAGCAAAATGATTACATTGATTGTTTTCATTTGGTTACCTTTACTTTGGGTGATGAGTATACAACCTCATCAGGGGTATTGATAAACCAGACTTATTGCAATTGTCCGATTTGATTAACGCTTGTTAGAGTCGGTCAGCTCTACAAGCTCGTTGTAGCGAGTAAAGAGTTCAAGATACGTTTCGTACTTGACCCAATCCCCATATGGGGTTTCTCGCATATATGCAGGGTTAGGCTGCATTCTTTGGGATGTTAAGGTGTAACGCTTTTCTGTACCTTCCATCGATTCCTGTTTTCCTCTTATGGAAGTAAGTATTTATACAATTAATCATCTTCCAAAATGGCTTTGTAGTTGGTCCAGGCAAGCCAACGTTCCATGATAATTTTTTGTTCGGTACGAGAACAAACCCATTTGGAGTAGTTCATAGCACCAGCCAAAATGTTATCCATCTGATCAATAGTCAATCCCAAAACAGCATGATCTGCGCTTGGTTGCATGAAAGATTCAAATGTTTCAATAATAGAATTAAATAAAATCTGTTCGACAGCTTCACAAGGAATTTCAATTTTCATTTTTATCCTTTACATTTTGTTTTAATGCATTTTCATAAGAATGCCACAAATCAACACATTTTAAGTTAGTGATGGTGCTCAATCCCTTTAATGCGCTTTTGAGATCTTCTGCACCCATATCACTTTCGCTCAACAGCTTCATATCATCAACGCAACGCCACACGTTCATGATGTTATCTTCCATTTTATACAAATCTTTTTTCATCAGTATTTTTGACCTTTAAACCATTTGTGGGGGCGATCATCAAGCTCTGCCAGTTCTGGGTTCGCTTCAATCACATTGTGCAACTGTTCGATCATAAGCAAGTTGCACATCAAGTGACCGCGATGTGGAAGACCTGATTCGGGGTCATTGTCTTCACCCATTTCAATCGCAGCCAGATGTCTTTTAGCAGAAGCAATGTACTGACTCATTTTTGCACACTTTGCCCAATTCCACGGCACATATTTTTCTGCACCATAAGCAAACACATCGGCTGTAGATTTCAACAAATGCGTTGGAACTAAGTCATAACGAGTTTTATTTGAGTTGAAACGAGCACCAGAACCAAAGTCTTTTGATTCAAGATCGCCTTCTGCTGGTTTTGCTTTTGCCATAATATCCTCAGTTGATAGCTAATGGTGTTGTGATTTTACGGGAACTCTTAATAATATCGCCTTTGAACCAATGACCTTTGACACAACGATAACGCTGATAAGAACGTGTCTTGGCGTGATATGGACCACGGTGTTGGAAATCATACGAGCCACAAATCGGGCAATTAATTTCACCAGATGTGCTACGGTTCGGATGATCATCGATCCAAGGAAGCAAGCGATGATACAACTGCTCAAGAAGCACAACGTCTTGCTTGTTGTAGGTCTTCATCGTCTTCCAGGATTTCTGATCACCAGCCATACACTCGTGCCAGAGCTTCATGCCCTTGTGGTGATGTTTCTGCCCAAGACCTAATTCACGGCAAACGAAATCAAGCTTGTTGCTTGGGAACTTGAATTGACGGCGAACCGTACTCAAAAGATCCAATTGCTTGTATGGGCTTGGTGGTGTCCACTCTTGCTTGACAAACTCTTTGTTCAAGTTTGGCATGTCGAATTTCCTACCATTGTAGTGAACAACCACATCGGCTTCATCGAGAAGATCGTAAATTGGTTTCAACATTTCGGCACGGGATTGACCCAGGATGCTCTCGAAGTGCATGTTCTTGGCGGGTTCACCCAACCACTTCGCAGCCCAACACATCGTGTATCCACTCTCGACAATGTTGTCTATGATAATGTTCTGATCCCAAAGACCCCACACATAGGCAAGGTTTGGCGCGGTTTCAATATCCAACAGTAAGATTTTCATATTATTCCTTGAATAGGATAGGTGACAAGTCTGGCTTACTGTACAACTCAGACTTCAGGACTTTACCATCTTCACGGTAAATAGGTTGACCATTGGCATCAAGCTTCGACATATTGCTTCTGTGCACTTCCTTAAAGCAAGCGTCCAGGTCAATACCAAACGAAGCAGCTGCGCCATAAGTGACATACAAAATGTCAGCAAGAGCATCAGCAACACCAACGATATCCGCATGATCAATGGCTTCAGAAAGCTCAAACACTTCTTCTTGAATAAGGTCATAGCGTAAATCAACTATTTTATAATCAGGAAAAGCAGCTTTTTCAGCAACAGGCTGTTTGAATGCCTTCATGAAAGCCTTTACATCATCGAAATTACTCATTAGGAACCACCTTATAAATTGTGTCTGCGATAGTATGATCCACGACACTATAACCGAATTGTTTTAAGAAGTCAAGTATCAGGTCGTTACCAAGTTCACAGGAAATGACAGGTTTGAACTGTCGGATAGTGTTTACAGCGCCCATCAACGCATACAATTCATATCCTTCAAGATCAAATTGAATGAAATCACAGGCATTAAGATTCAGGCTGTCAACAGTAAACATAGGAATGATTTGATGTTCTTCAGTGACAGTATTCATACCAACATTGTCTTGTACATTTCTGACAACAGAAATCAATTTGTTTTCAGCACCAAGAGCAGCTTGCATCTTGATGATGTTGTCTTTTTGACAATTAACATTGAGAACAAAAAAACTTAATGGATCTGGCTCGAAAGTATACACCCGCTGAAAGATCTCAGAGAAAATTCGTGGGTACATGCCCTGGCAACCACCAGCCTGAACCACAACATTCCAGTTCTCAATATGTTTCTTGTAGGCATGGATGTGGCTTTCCTCAAAGTCTTTCTTTGGACCATCCCATGCACCAGTATCAGCTTGTAACCACCGCCAGGGTCCGATACCAGCCACGGTATCTTCTCTCGTATAGCATAACTTCTCATAATCACACATCATGGATTATATTCTCTATCTATAATTTTTGTGTGTGGAATCAACTCAAGTTCTAAAAGGGTCATTGAATCTCTTCTATCTTTTCTTCTATACACTTTGTTTAAAGCATTCCTACAATAAGAAACTGTAGTGTTCTTGTCTACAACTGAATCACAATAATCAATTAATTTTTTCCTATCGACCATAGAAAATCCAGTTTTGGTTTCAAATGCAATATAATCTGCTTCACCGTATAACCATCCAGGTGCATTGTTCACATTCATAAACTCAACCCAAACATACTCGTCTTGAACCTCTTCATCTTCTTCTCTACATATTTTTTTCATTGCCTTAACATCAACAGTGAAATTGCTATCATCTGCAACAAACACTCGATAATCAAAATGTTCGTACATATCTTCAGATTTGGTAGATTCTTGAACACGAGCTTTTCTAGATTCCATCATTCTTTTGAATCTATTTTCAGCTGCTTCCCCAGACTCTATCTGTTCTTCATTGCGCCTCATATAATAATAGTCCTGTATTTAATTTCAAAAGCATCAAACAGGGCAAATGTTTGATCAAAAGCATACCGCGCCCAGACTTCGGGCTGCGACATGTAATCATGCTTTTCTTGGGTTGTCACTGTCACCACAGTAGTGACACCACGGTCAAAGATACGCTTAGCACACTTTGCACAGGGGTGTAACGGGTACACATAGATGGTTGATGTGGTTATGTTCTCATGGTCACAGAAGTTCAGAGCATTGTGCTCTGCATGAACCATCAGTTCCAGCTTCTTTGTTCTGTCGAGTAACCACTCAGGACGATCTTCCACGCCTGGTGGGAAGCCATTGTATCCAAGGGATGCGATAGACTTGTTCGGACGCACGATAACTGCGCCAACTTGAGTTGATGGATCTTTACTCCAAGACGAAATGAGCTTTGCCATTTCACCGAAACGGTAATCCCATTTATTGTTCAATTATCATCCCCAATTGTCGTATGTTGAGTCAAGGGAAGCATGTTCACGCAGCGAGTCAATGTAGTCTGTTGTGATTCGAACTCCGAAACGAACTGTAGTTTCATTAATGATATACATATCATCAGCATTATTGTCGATCATTTCTTGAACAAACTGAATGAACTGCCCACTTCTACTCATTTACTTCTCCTACGATTTCTTTCAAAAGTTGAATATAGCATAAAACTGCTTCATTGTAAAGACCCATTTCGAATCTTTTTTCTGTGGTTTGAGTGTCATCACCAACCACATAATCTTTTACAATACAGTAAACTTCGCTATCAACGGTTTTCTGATTGACAGTCAATGCACAAGCATGACCCTGGTCGTTCTTGTATGATATGTAGTAGCACAGATAACGTTCACCCGTCTTCATCGGTCCACCCGCCTTGACACCATTCTTGACGTTGTTTCCGATCAGATCGAACTGTTCTTTCACCATGTTATATGTAGCTGTCAGAGTATCGACCACATCACGTTCTTTTGAGCCGAAGCGTTTGTTGGCTGCTCGTGGATGTTTGATACGAAGTTTTAGTTTGATTTTGTCGATGAGAACCGTATGGTTCTTTTCTATTGCGTTATTGAGAAGGCTTAGTAATTGCTTCTCGTCAAGACGATCTTCTTCGATGTTACGTAATGCATGTTCTATAGACATAAAAAAACTCCTGTAAGTATCTCTACCATACAGGAGTTTCTGGTTTTTGTCAATGTGTACAGGTTATAACATGTATGTTACCATACCACCTAATGAACACAAAAGACTGGTTACTGCTAATGGTTTAAACCATTTTGTGGTTTTGTTAATGAAATCCAAATAGATTCCTATTCCAAACCCTATTAGTAATAATGATATAGTCATAAGCTTTTAGTAATATGAAGGAGAACATCCCAATTATACCAGGATTTTTGGGTTTGTCAAGCCCCCTTACTGTGGTCTTTTTAGAACACCATAACCAGCTGGTAGATCTCTTCTTCTTACTCGATCAAGTGCGCTTTCTGGTTTGACTGTAGTATTTTGCTGTCTTTTCTTGTCCATTGCAGCTTTCATCTTGGCACGTTCTTCTGCACCTTGGTCGCGTATATCACGGGTCAGTGGGTAACCAAGTGCTTTATCCGCAGCTTCAATACCACGGCTTACATATTCACCAACATCACTATCACCAACTTTGATTTTGTTTATTTCACTACCAATACCAACACCGAAACCAGCAGCTGCGCCAATCCCTGCTCCTGGTTTGCCACCAAAACCAGCACCGTAACCACCACCAACTAATGTTTTGTTAGCAATTCTGCCCAAAGGTGCATATGGTGTGTTTGCTGTTTTAGCTGTTATGTAGTCACCAGCGCCAAGACCAACAGCAACAGCTGCGCCTCTGGCGAGATTGCCTTTTACTGGAACACGGCGAATTTTATCAAAAACAGCACCACCAGTAGCCCAACCCAAACCTGTTGGAACATTTTTAAGGGCAGCACTAGCCAAATCATCACCACGGGCTTTTGCAACATCTGCGTTATAATCAGTGTTAGCAATCTTACTAGCAATAGCATTCCCAAGATATGTAGCAGCAACATCCGTACCATATCCAACTAAACTACCAACACCAGCACCAGCACCAAATCTTGCGACTTTACCAGGGGTTAAATTTGTTTTTGCCCAATTTTTTGTTTTTGTCCAATTCATACCACCAGTTGGCGACCCTGTGGCTCTTGATGCCGAGCCACCGCCACCACCGCCACCACCGCCACCACCGCCACCAGCGGTTCTTTTGGCTGAGTACCCAAACCCGCTGTACCTAGCTTGTGCTTGAGCACTCCGTGAGTTACGGGCTGCTTGTTCACGAGCTGCTCTGTCGGTTTTAGAATCAACATTATCACGGGTTTGTTGTGCAGCGCCTTGTGGACGTGTTGTGCCTTGCGGTTGTGAAGCAGCCTGTGGACGTGCAGCACCCTGTGGCTGTGTAGCAGCCTGTGGTTTTGCTGCATCGTTAACGTAACGACCTCGTGCTTGATGATATTTTCTCAGAGCATCAGCTTTTTTTTTATGTTCTGGGTTGTTTTTATCATATTTTTGACCAAGACCGTGACTAACTTGTCTTTCAATATCATAATCTGTGAATTTTTGATCACTAGCTTCAGCCAATACAGCACGGAATGCTTCTTTGTAGTGTTCAATACTTTCTTTAACGGTTGGAGAACCAGAACGCCAAGTAGGTGCAGCACTGTCTTTATAGGTTGGTTTTCCCGCTTTTACTCGTGCTGCTGCCACTAGAGCGTCAGCATCAGCCTTGTCTTTGGCTTCATCTGCTGCTTTTTCTGTTGGTGTTCTTGTATCATTTAATTTTATTTCAGTCGTACCACCACCACTAACAGATCTTGTGCTTGTCTTTCCGCCATTTCTTGTAGTTGTGGTTGAGTTCTCGCCTGGAGTTCTTGTTGTAGTCGTGGAAACTTTTGTATCGTAGAATCTAAAAGAATCGGGGTTCTTTTGTATAACACCACGCTCATCATATGTCCTACCCATACTTCTTTTCATACCACCAGCGATTATATCGTCTAACATTCGACCACCAACTTGAGCTGGGGGAAGAAAAGATATAAGATTTGCAGTCCCCGTTTTGCCAATGTCTTTTTCTCTTTGAATTGCTGCACTTTCTTTATCTGATAATGGTGGTTCTTGCGGTGATCCAGCAGATGCTTTTGATGCTGCTGGTACTGCTGCTGGTTTTGCTGCTGATGCAGCACCCGCACCTGGACGTTTTTCGCCAGCTTGATATGAATGATATTTCTTACCACCAAACTCAAATGTATCGCCACCTTTACCGCTTAATCTAGCTTCTCTAGCTGCTTTGAATGCTGCTCCGAATGAACTCAGTTTAGGTGCTGCTGATTTATCTTTGACATCTTGTGATGGTGTTCCAGCTGCTGGTGTTCCAGCTGCTGGTGTTCCAGCTGCTGGTGTTGCTGGTGTTGCTGTTGCTGATGCTGTATCAGCTGTTCGTTTTGGATCTCTACCAACCTGTGTGCCCATGTAAAGGCGACCTGTTTCTTTATCCATGCGTGGGATAAAAAGATTAGCCAGTTTACCACTAAATGTATCAGCTGGATCACGACCTGGTTGAACGCCAAGAAAACCTTTTTTAGTTGTTGGATCAACACCACCAAGACTAAAGTTTGCGCCCTTTTTCTCTGGCTGTGGAGTTCCAGATGCAGTAGTGCTTGCTGCGGGGGCATCTGGTGCCTGATCATCACCTGGCTTTTTGCCAACATACAATTTGCCAGTCACTGGGTCTCTGCTGATTTTTTCGCTGATATAGTCCATGTTTATCCTCAAGTTGGGTTCTATGCTATTTATATTATTTTGAACCTTAAAATCTATGAACCTAAGCTTAACGGGGGGATTGACACGTTATTTGATATGATGTATCATCCCCATATTAATAAAAGGAACACCAATGAATGTAGTAGTATTTGACCTGGACGGTACGCTTGCGGATTGCAGCCACCGTCTTCATTATATCAAGGGCGAAACCAAAGATTGGGATGGGTTTTATGCTTCGGTGAAGTATGACACCCCGATCCCTGAGATGGTGAAACTTTATAAAAGCATTCATGTCCTGAACAAAATTGTGATTTGCACGGGTCGATCCGATGTGTGTAAAAACGATACACTTGACTGGTTATCCGATCATGGGTTAACCTGTGATGCCTTGTATATGCGCAAAGCCAATGACCGCCGTCCCGACTATGTGGTTAAGCTTGATTTACTGAACAGAATGCGTCATGATAAGTTCGACCCGTACATGGTTTTCGAAGATCGTTCCCAGGTCGTAAAGATGTGGCGCGATGCTGGTATTCGTTGTTTACAAGTTTGTGAAGGAGAGTATTGATGAAAGTTGTTTATAAGTATGTGCTTGAGAAAACCGAAGTCGAATACAATGATTACCCTGTAATGCAAACGTTGATGCCAATAGGTTCTAAAATAATCAAGATCGGTTTCAAGAACGCCAAGCTTTGTGTATGGGCGATTGTTGATAAAAATGAAACCAAAACTTATTTTCGTAGTTTCTTACCGCTTGGCACGGGCATTGATATTCCAGAAGTAAAGGATATCAATTTCGTCTACCAAAACTCCACTGAAAGTGGTCCATATGTTTTTCATGTTTTTGAAGTATTTAATTTTGGGGCTGCTTAATGAATATTCTTTTGATTGTGGGTGTGTTGAGTATTCTTGGCGGATATGGGTATTGGGTGTATAATCAGGGTTACAACAGTGGTTTGTTTGATGGCGCTTTGAGTATCATGGTAGCACTCTACAAGGACAAGCAAGTAACCAAAGTATACATCATGAAAAACATCCCGTCTTTGACTAATGAAGAGTTTAATGAAATTTTTAAGGAGTAATATATGGCTAAGTGGAAAATTGAACCGACTGTAAAAAAATCTGTCGTTGACTTTGATTACTATGTCAATGGTGACAATAGGCTGCAAGTCGAAACTGGCTGGCGTTGGGGTAGCTTCTATGTCTATACCAAAGACGATAACCCGCCTGTCTTTGACCCTGAAGTGAGCATTTATAATCAGGGTTATGAAGTCGAACTGATCGAAACGACTGACGGTTGTTGGACCGAAAATGATTACAGTAAATGTGATCAAGAATCCAGGGAGTTTCTGAGCGAATTTTTAGAAGACAATGATATCTTTGATCTTGAGAGTGAAGGTTGGGATCTTACGGACAGCGAAACCTATATCACCTGTGATCTCGACATTGAGATGGTAGAGGGGTAATCAAATGATCAGTCAAGTGATAGGTCTTTTGATATTGACATTTATTGTTTGGTTGATTTATAAGTTGGCTATTGAGCCGAGAGATTACGATGGACCGAAAAAAAAGGTTAATCGCTTTAAACCATATGAATACAAACCAAAACCCCGTAAAAGGAATAGACATGACAAGTAAAGATGAAGCTATCAAATTGGCAATTCAATGGTTCGAGTGGTACTTTGATTTCTCTCACATAGAAGAACCATCTCACAATTCAACTTATGTCTACGATAAACTGCGAGAAGCAGTCAAGGAAATTAAAAATGAGTCTTGATATTACATTAATGGTAACTAAACCTGTTGAAGTGCACAACACCAACATCACCCATAACCTGGGTAAAATGGCAGAAGCAGCGAATCTTTATAAACCGTTGTGGCGACCCGAAGAGTTGTGTATCCAGTGGGCATACGAACTAACACCTTTGCTCGAAGAGGGTATTGCTTTGTTGGAGAGTGATCCCGAACAATTCCAGCAGTATAACCCTGAGAATGGGTGGGGCAGCTATGATAGTTTTGTTGCTGCTTTGAAAACCCTTGTGCAAGCTTGCAAAGAAAACCCTGATGCCAACTTGGGAGTCTGCCGATGATTGATGCCATATTTTTACTGTTCACTGCGACTTGCATTGTTGCATTTTGCTTGTTGGCTACTTACATTGTCATTAGAACTTTGGAAGCATTCTATGATATGCTGGATAAGAAAGATGAATAGGTGGCTAGGATCCAAGAATATCAACTGGATTGATGTTACCATCATTTCGGTTGCCTGTGGTTTATCCTTATTTGTTGGAGTTTGATATGGACGATGAACAACTTGCTATTTTGCTTTGTGACATGACTTCAACGCTTGAGAAGTTAGAAACCAGGGTTGATGCCCTGAAAACCGATTATAGTGATATGCTTTATGATCTTCGAGATAGCGCATCGAGTTAATATACCACAATATTCAGTTCAAGTTCATTAAGCCTGGTGTAGATTAGGCTTTAATAGAAACACTCACCTATAAGATGGTATAAGAAATGAAGACACTTGAAGAACATGTTGACGAAATGATGGAATGTTTCGATTTTGAAAAAGTCCATCGTGTCATGACAATGCTTGATTGGAAATGGACGATGATCGGTGCGGTTCCAGGAATCCCTGACTTGAGAAAACAAGTTCGTGAACTAATGCGCCGTCTGTGGAATAGCGACAATCAATCCGTTGCAACTGGTGGATTCGTGGTTCGACTGTACCGCGAAGAAAACTGGGCGCGATTTAGCGTTGCATTTGAAGTGACGGATTGGGTCTCAGAGGATGCGGAAAAAACTTTCGCCGTGGCAACGTACTGGAATGACTAATCGCAAAATACATTATCAGTCTTAACCGTATTAACAAATTTTTAATTAACTCTCGCAAAGGAGAATGAAATGGCAACTTGGATAATGACACCTGTTGAATACAAAGCTATCAAAGATGTTGAGCATATTACCGATGGTAAGAATGTTATTATGTACACTTCATGGTTCCGTGGTGGTTCCTATGAGGTCGAAACGCCCGATGATAACGAACCTGTTATTGAGAAGGGCACCGACATTTATTCCAGTCCTTATGAAGTCAAACAGATTGACACGGACGAGTGTTATTCAGAGGATTATGACACATCCAAGTGTGATGAAGCCGTTCTCCAGGAACTAGAAGAAAAATATGAAGGCAGCTGGAATATCTTTGATCTCATGGACGAAGGTTGGTACTCCGATGAACTTGAGACTTATATTTACTGTGATGTTGTCTATGAATTGAGTGAAGGTTGATATGAAAGAGTTTGTTAATGTGGTGCTGACAGGGTTCTTGACTGCCTTTTTGCTTGCTTTATTGGGGCTGAATATCACCATGTGGAAGTGGTGGTTGTTTGCTAGTTGTGTGTGGGTTTGGTACTGGACACTGCCTGGGAAAGAGGAATAAACATGAATGAATTCGAAAATGGTTTCGGTTCTGGATTTATTGTTGGTGTCTTGTTCGCTCTTTTCCTTGGTTGGGTAGTTATCGATCAAATCATCGATGCCCAGAGACCAGAAACTTGGTGCGAGAACATCGCGCTTTCGAGTAAGACAGAACCGTATAAAGTGGTCTATGACCGTTGCATGGAAGAGTATAAGGAACGAAAGAAAAATGAACGATGATCTCAAATTCACTAATGCTGGAGACTATATGAACCGATACAAGAAACCACCCGCACCGCTTTGGGTCAATCTGCTCATTGTTGGGCTGTGTGTCCTGACAGGGTTATTCATTGTCTGGTGGAACGTGTAATGTGGACTTTAATTCTAATTATATCGTTCAACACCTCGTATCATCAACCTAAATCTGCTGCCGTAGCCATTGACCATATCGATGGTTTCCACACCGAGAGCGAGTGCGTAGAAGCATCACGTAAGATCGCAAGGGAACGCAAGGACAGGTCGTTGGGCATGTACTGTGTTCGTACCAATCAAAGTATATCACCATAACCAATTCAGGAGAAAATAAAATGGGACAATGGTTAATTGATGTTGGGGCGGATAAAGCTCTGGGAGTGCTTATTATCGTGGCATCCTTCTACTTTGGACTGAAAATGTTTTTAATGTCCAGGGATCCACGGAAGGACATTGTGCGTGATCCGCGACCAAAGGGTGAAGCCTTTTCTGATAGTAAAAAGCCACGCAAAGATAAACAAGATGATTGACCCCAGGACTAAGGTTTTTCTATGAAATACGTTAACCAATCCGATAAAGAAAGAGAAGCGATAAACCAATTCAAGAGTATCTTATTGATCAGTAATAAGGAAGACGAAATAATCTTCAACCTCTGGGATTATGAGATCGCTGCGCTTCTTAGAGAAAGAGTGATTGAACCCGAACCGCCAAAAGGTTGGTTCGAAAGGATCTTCTGGCATGGGAAGCAGTATCGCGTGGTAAAGGGCTACCCGAATGTGATTATCTACAAACGGGAAAGAATTGCTTACGGTAATGCGTGAAAATAACGCATAGTGGTGTCTTCTGCACAGTTGTGGCGCAAATATAAAAATGTGTTGCGTAGGGGGTGGTGTGGTGTATCCCGCGCCCACACCCCACGCCAGCGCACCCTAGCACACCCGCCACGCCCCGTCAAGAGGCACTCCCTACGCCACGCGCTCCCCATTCATGCAAGGTTCAGACACTTGCAGCACTCGCAGGGGCTGGGTGGTGGCGAGATGCGTGAAAATAATGCTTGCTTTTTGCGGTTTCGTGGTTTACAATATGCTCGAAATACGTAATATACTTATGCAAAATGCGTGAAATATAAACTAAATGAAAAGGTCGAAAAAATGACAGTAGTTCACATTCAATACCAGGATTATTCGGGCACTTGGGTCACTGTGCAGACGGTGGACAACGAGCCTGTACGTATTCTTGATGCCATGAAGTCCTTGAAGGTCTCTATGCCTGATCGTAGGATCCGTGCAGTGGATGATAATGGTCGCCTGGTCGATTTCATGGGCTAAAATGCTTGCATTCCTGAACGTCTCTTAACGTCTGTTAAGTGGAAGTGATCGTGGTTTGATCTGTTTTGATCTGCTTCGAAAAAAATGCTTGCTTTTAAAAATGCGTGAAATAAGAAAATGCGTATCCCTGGTGCTCTTTCTTCTATAAATGCTTGCTTTTAAATGCTTGCTTTTGAAAATGCTTGCTTTTTGCACTGTTGTGGTGCAAAATGCGTGAAAATAATGCGTGAAATCAAAAGGTTGTAATAAAATGCGTGAATATATCACTTCTTATGACGATATTCCAGGCTTTGCTGGGCATATTTGGAGTGCGCTGCACCAGGAGATGCGTGAAAAACCAGATGTGGCTCTCCTGGTCGAGGTGACTCCTGATCGTAGACGCACAATGCACTACGGCGGGACGTATTTTGGCAGCGAGACGAGCATATCGATGAGTGGAGCCAAGAAGCTGACCGCCTGGTCGAAGCCTGGTATCCTGATCGCCACCAATTGTTTTGATAAGATAAACCACCAGGACGGCTTCACGCACACGGAGTACCCGCAGATCGCAGAGCACTCCCTGGTGGGCAACGTCTCTGGGTGGCAGCGCATGATCCGTGCTGCCGTGTGCCACGAGGTAGCACATGCTCTCACAGACTACCACACC